ATCTTCGTCTCCGGAGCGTCGGACATCAAGTCCTACATGAGCATCAGGGGCAACACCTACGCCGGGTGGTTCGCCGACGAGATCAACATGCACGACCAGAGATTCGTCCAGGAGGCCCTCAACCGTACCGTGAAGAGCTCCGACCGCAAGCACTTCTGGTCCCTCAACCCTGACAACCCGCACGCGTGGATCTACACCGAGTACCTCGACAGGTACGACGCCATGAGCGAGGAGGAGAAGGCCGCCCTCGGAGGATACCACTGGTGGCATTATGTGCCGTCGGACAACCCCTCCATGACCCCGCAGATGATCCAGGCGCTCGAGCTCCAGTACCCCAAGGATTCCTTCCTGTACGCCAGGTTCGTCCTCGGCCAGCGCGTGTCCGCCGAAGGGCTCATCTACCCCAGGATCACGGCGAGCTTCTTCCGTCCGGTGGCCGACATGGCCGGGACCGACGTGCGCTACTGCGCGATAGATTTCGGAGCCACGCATCCTACCGTCATGCTCTTCGGCGGGATGTTCAAGGGGAACCGCCAGGACTGGCGCATCGTCGCGGAATATTACGACGAGAACTCGGACAAGACGACCTATGACCATTACGTAGCCTTCCTCGACGAGTGCAGGAAGCTCGACACGGATCCGAGGAACGTCGTCATCGCCATAGATCCCGCCGCCAAGGTGCTCCGCCAGGAGTTTCTGCGCCACGGTCTCACGGTCATCAGGGCCAAGAACGATGTCCTCCCCGGGATCGAGTTCACCCGCAACGTCCTATACAGCGGACGTCTCATACTCTCCAAGGCCGTCGACAGGATGCTGGCGGCCTTCGCCACTTATTCGTGGGACCCGAAGGCGTCCGAGCGCGGGGAGGAGAAGCCCAACAAGGCCGCAGGGCACGACGATGAGATGGACGCGCTCAAGTATTTCGCGTACACCTTCATGCGGCCAATCTTAGGAGGATAAAAAACATGCTGAAGCTATCGCAAGACATAATCGTGGACCCCGTCGTGGACGGGAGGACGCTCGAGATCGCCTTCTCGCAGTGGCTGGAGTTCCAGCCCAGGTACGAGAAGCTTAGACGCTACTACCTCGGAGATCACGACTTCAACCCCGAGACGCACTCGGAGGACCAGAACCGCATCGTGTCCAACCACTGCCGCTACATCACCGACGTGCTGGTGGGCTACCAGTACGGCAACGAGCCCCGCTACCACTGCGAGGACGGGGATCTCGCCGGGGAGGAGCTCATAGACATCATGCACGGACAGGACAAGTGGTCCGTGGACATAGACATCGGGCTCGACCTCTCGATCTACGGGAGGACGTGCGAGCTGGTCTACAACCCCTCGGACAAGGACGTCCCCAACTCCACCGAGATCGACCCCATGCACGGGTTCGTGGCCTACACCGGGACCGTGGAGAAGGACAGCGTGTTCGGGGTGGTCGTCTACTCCTACACGAACAACAATAACAGGGTCGTCTACCGCCTGTACGTCTACGACACCGCCAACTTCTCCGTTTGGGAGACCGAGAACGCGGCATCGTCCCCGCGCACGTGGAGGCTCGTCGAGGAGCCTGTCCCGCACGGATTCGGAAGGGTCCCGCTGATCGAGTACAAGAACAACCGCAACGCCCTCTCCGACTTCGAAGGGATAATCCCCCTCCAGGACGCCTACAACTCCCTCCTCTCCGACCGCCAGGACAACCAGGACAGCTTCGCCCAGGCAATGCTGGTCCTCACGGGGGCGGTCATGGGTCGCACGCCGGAGGAGATGGCCGACAGCAAGAAGATCCTGAAGAAGAACGCCATCCTCCAGCTCGACGAGGACTCGGTGGCGCAGTATCTCACCAAGCAGACGGACGAGGCGGGCGTGGAGCTCATCCAGTCCAGGTTCCACGACGATATATGCCGCTTCTCGATGATCCCGGACCTCTCGGACGAGAAGTTCGCCGGGAACGCATCCGGGGTCGCTATGGCCTACAAGCTCTTCGGCACGGACCAGGTCGTGTCCAGGAAGCAGTCGCAGGTCCAAAAGGGCTTCACCCGCAGGTGCAAGCTCTACGATTACAGGATCAACAACCCGACCATGAATCCGTCCTACACGCCCGTGGCCGACATCGACCGCATGACCATCACGTTCAACCTGAACGCCCCGCAGGACATCTCCTACATCGCCAGCGCCCTGTCGCAGCTCACCGGAGGAGCGAAGATCCTGTCCGCCGAGACCGCCAGGACCCTCGTCTCCGCCATCCCCGACCCGAAGGCCGAGAACGAGCTGGTGGCCGCCGAGAGCGAGGAGGACGCCGCCCGCATGAGGGACACCTTCGACTACGACGCGGTGGACAGGCTGCCGAGGCGCCAGGCGGAGGACGAGGATGCAGAGGATTCCGACGAGTGACGCCGAGGCCAACGTCCTCGTGTATAAGGAGCTGGAGAAGCCCCTCCAGGCCATCCTCCGCTCCTACGTCCGCAGGAACACCCGGCGCATGCTGGACCTCATCACGAGGATCCTCTCCGCCGCGGGCTACGACGGGACCAACCGGAACACCGTCATGATCCGCCAGGCCGACCCGCTGACGGTCAAGGCCCTCGCGGAGCTGGCCGAGAAGCTCCCGGAGGAGGACAAAAAGAGGATGCTGACCAAGCTCTACGGCCAGATCGGGAGCGGCTCCCTGACGGTCAGGAAGGCCGTCGACAACGTGACCCGGTACGGCGCACGGGTGGACGCAGACAGGCTCTACGTCGAAGGCAGGAAGGTCCTCCGCGAGACCGCCGCCGAAGGGTGCATGAGGGCCGAATTCATGGTCCAGAAGTCCGTCGGCGTCGGCTGGCGCATGGAGACCCCCGGGATCAGGGAGGTCGACGCCTTCCTGAAGAAGGACTGGAGCGAGTACACCGCCAAGCACTACCTGGCCCCGATGGGCGACGTGGTCAGGCAGCAGGTCGAGGAGTCGCTCCTCCTCGGGGAGTCCCCGCAGAAGATGGCCAAGCGCATCGACGCCGTCGAGCACATCGGGGACATCCGGGCCAAGCGCAACGCCAGGACCATCACCACCGCCGTCGCCAACCACGCGCAGATCCAGCAGTACAAGAAGGACGGGGTCGAGCGCTACGAGTTCGTAGCAACATACGACGAGCGCACCTGTCCGGTATGCGGCGACCTCCACGGCAAGCGGTTCGACGTAGGCGACGCCGTCGAGGGGACCAACTGCCCCCCGATACATCCCAATTGCAGGTGCACGACCAAGGCGGTCCTGTCGGAGAGGCTGGAGGAACATATCAGCCACATCCTCGAGCTCTACAAGGACGACCCGCGGTCCAAGTACATCCCTCCAGGCATGACGGTCTCCGAGTGGCAGGAGCAGCACGGAGTCAAAAAGAGGAAGCGCTGACCCCCATCCAAACCCCTTACCCATTCCTTCTCGATTATTCGCCATCATCCCTTATTAACGCTGTTAAATGATTCGTTAACACCCAAACATGGGGGTATAACATGGCAGACGATTCAAAGGATATCTCTGGGACTCCTCCCGAGAAGGAGGAGGTAAAAGACAAGGGGTTCACGCAGGAGGAGGTCGACAGGATGATCTCGGAGCGCGTGAACAGGGAGAACGCGGGCAGGCAGAAGGCCATCGACGAGGCTGTTGCCAAGGCGCTCAAGGACGCCGAGAACAAGCAGCGCATCGCATCCCTTCAAGGCGAGGAGAAGCTGAAAGCCGAGTACCAGGCCAGGATCGACGAGATCGAGGCCCAGAGCAAGGCCGCCCAGGAGAAGCTCGCCAGCACCCAGAGGGACCTCGCCATATCCAAGGCGCAGGCCAACCTGGCGGAGCTCGGACTGCCTGTGGATTTCGCTCCGAACATGCTCGGAGCCAGCGACGAGGACACCGCGAAGAACATCGCGGCGTTCAACGCCAAGATCAACGCACTTGTCACCGAGAAAGTCAACGAATCGTTAGCCAGGGGAGCCCCCAAGACCAACACGAACGGCAATGTCGCAGGCGACGCCTGGAAGTCCCAGATGCGCGACGCGATGGGCCTGCAGTGAGTAGGGGGTAATGAGTATGGCAAACGACATAACAGAGCGTATAAGCTACATCAAGGACGGTCTCGACGAGATCGTCACGAGTACCGCCGTCACCACAGCAATGACCGCGGACCCGAAGCACATCAAGCAGCTCGACGCGAAGACCTACAAGCTGATGTCCATGAGCACATCCGGACTCGGCAGCTACGCGGGCGGGTACAAAAAGGGCCAGGTTAGCAACGCCTGGCAGACCGTCCAGCTCCAGCAGGACCGCGGGGTCAGGCTGGACATCGAGAAGGTCGAGGAGCTCGAGACCGGAGGACTTCTCCAGATCTCGATGGTCGCCTCCGAGTTCGTGAGAACGGAGGTCGTCCCCGAGATCGACGCGTACCGTCTCTCCAAGGCAGTCGCATTGTGCGACGCGGACATGAAGCAGACGGAGGAGCTCTCCGCCGCGAACGTCTACACCAAGCTCGTCGACGGACTCAACAAGATCTACGACGCATACGGCGTGGACCACGGATGCACCATCTATCTGAACATGAAGTTCAAGAGCTACCTGGACCTCTCCACGCAGGTTTCCCACACCGTCCAGATGGACGAGAAGACGGGCGCACAGGTCACGGTCCCGACAATCAACGGATCCTTCATCCAGTACGTGCCCACCATCCGCATGAAGTCCGAGTACACCTTCTACGACGGATCCACCGACTTCGGATTCACGCCCGGAGACGACGCCGTCGACGTGAACTTCATCATCGTGGCCCCCGGAGCAGTCCAGGCCATCGTGGCGATCAACGACCTCAAGATCATCCCCGCCGCGAACAACCCCGACGGGAACGCCGACATCTTCGGCTGCGAGATCCTCCATGACGTGTTCGTGCCGAACAACAAGAAGCTCGGACTGTACGTATCTCTCGACGACCCGAAGAATCCGAACAGCTACACCTTCACGTACAACGCGAACGGCGGATCCGGAACGATCACCGACGCCAAGTCCCCCTACGGAGAGGACCAGAGGGCCACAGTCAAGGCATCCACCGGACTGACCGCACCCACCAACAAGGTCTTCGACGAGTGGAACACCGCATCCGACGGATCCGGAACCAGCTACAAGCCCGGCCAGAAGATCACGATGAAGGCCAACGTCACGCTGTACGCACAGTGGAAGGCCGAGTGAGCGCGGATATGGCATCGGAGCACACGGTGAGAAGGGCGGGGCGCGTGACGAACCACCCCGTATTCAAAGGCAAGGCCACCGCCGAGGTCTACACCTACCTGGAGGACGCTCTCGCCACCTTCCTCGACCTGACCCATCGCTCGGAGGATCCCGGGGAGCCCGTGGACCCGCTGATATGCGACATCGCCAAGACCTACGCCGCACGCGCGGGCCAGGAAGGCGTGAAGAAGGCCAAGGACGGAGAGATGGAGAGGGAATGGTCCGACCAGCAGGGCGGCCTCGACATCGTGCTTCTCAAGCGCATCAAGGCGTACCGTCAGGTGGTGGGAGTCAATGCTACCCCTCTCGTATGACGTCAGGTCATACTATCGGAAGCACCAGTCCGGGGAGACCGTGACCGACTCCGGGGAGGTGATCCCCACCTTCACCACCGACGGGCCTTACCAGCTCGCCTTCCGTTCCGGAGGGGAGTCCAGGACGCTCGGCGAGACCGGGTACACGTCGGAGAGCGAGATCTACTTCGTCATCGCCGACGGCGTCACGGTGTTCAAGGCGGGCGACGTCCTCACCGACGGCACGACGGACCTCTACCGCTGCGTTGTGGTCAAGAACTGGCCCACGGAGCAGACGATGTACGTGAGGGCATTATGACCGTCAGGGCGAAGGTCGACGGGTTCGACTCCCTCGACGAGAAGCTGAAGGAGCTCGCCATGATCGTGGACGTCGTCGAGACGGACGCCGCCCCGAGGATCACGAACCTCATGAGGAACACGGCGGTCGACCTGCTCACCAAATTGTGGGGGGCGGTCGACACCGGAGCCCTCCGCAACTCCGTCGAGGGGAGCGTCGACATCGTCATGCGCGAGACCGACGCCAGGATCGACATCGGGATAACCGCGTCGTCCGACCACCTGAAGTACGTCGAGTTCGGCACGGGTAACAAGGGGTCCGCCGTGTTCACCGCCAAGGAGACCGGGGAGACCTACGTATCCGAGGGCGTGACCTTCAAGCCGAAGGACCGCTGGTTCCAGCACAATCCGGACTACCAGGGGGACTTCGGCAAGAACAACGACCCCCGCAAGGGGTTCCAGGTCGACGCAGGCGTGGAGGAGTGGATACCCCGCTTCGCCCAGGCTCCCAGGCCCTTCATGAGGCCGGCCCTCTACGAGAACATCCCCGAGGTCAAGAACATCCTCGAGGAGACCGTCGGGAGGGTCTTCTCATGATCGACATAATCGAGGACGTCGTCGCCCTCATCCGCGCCGAGCCCGGGTTCCACAACCGCGTGTACCGCATGTGGCCCCGCACCAAGGCCGTGAAGCCCTGCTGCGTAGTGACCCGCACCTCCGCCGTGACCACTTCCACCGACCACGACGGCTCCGAGCTCGATGTCCAGCTCGTCTACACCATTGACATAGACGCAGACTCCATCGACGAGGCCGATTCTCTCGCCTCGTCCGCCATCGACAGGATGGCGACCATCAACTTCCATCGTTCCGGTGACACCAACTTCTACGACGCCAGCAACGCGGCCTACCGCCGCGTCGTGAGCTTCATCGGGACGGTCCACAGGGACGGAAACATCTTCACATCACGCTAAACGGTGATACAAATGACAAAAGCACAGACAGCACAGGGCATGAGGGTCGGAGTCTTCCTCAACGACTCCGACACCGTCCCCAAGTATTTCAATGAGGTATCTGCGATACCGGAGGTCGGGGACTCCCCGGACAAGATCGACTGCACATCCCTCGAGTGCGACACGCACGTGTTCATCAAGGACATCCCGACCTACGCGGATTTGTCCTTCACGATGTACGCCCAGCCCTTCATCGAGGGAACAGTATCGGACGTGTCCACCAGCAACCTGAACCTCATCAGGTCGATGGACAAGAACAAGTCGTACCACTGGGTCATCGAGTACCCCCTGCACAACCTAAGAGCCACCTTCGTCGGCGACTGGAGCTGGAGCATGGGAGCCGGAGCCGTCTCCTCGGCGGTCGAGCTCACCCTGACCATCATCCCCAGGTCCTCGATCTCGTGGGACCCCTACGGATCCACCAACATCACGATCAGCTTCGACGCCAACGGCGGAACGGGAACCATGTCCGCGGTCACGCAGACCTTCGGAACCACTCTCTCCTCTCCCGCATGCACGTTCACTCCGCCCACCGGCAAGATCTTCTCGAGGTGGGACACCAAGCCCGACGGGACCGGAGTCGGATACGACACCGGCGACACCATCACACTGATAGCGAACACGACCCTGTACGCGATCTGGGTAACAGACAACTCGTGATACGATGCAGCACATCACCTCAAAGAAGGGCGTCGAGAAGGACGTCGAGCTCGACATCGACAAGGTGGTCGAGTACGAGACAGCGCACGAGGACTGGAGCATCATCCGCGAGATGGTGAAGTACGGGAAGGTCCAGAGGGTCTCCTCCGTCAATCTCCTGGCCTCGTTCGTCTACGAGGGCGGCTATAAAGAGTGGGTCAGGGACGGGTTCACCGTCGGAGACCTCATCGACGTGATCACCGCGGAGCTCCGCGCTCTGGGGTTTTTACAAGAGGCCAGCCCATCGACAGACTGACAGACACCATCGAAACCATTTCTCTCACAGAGGGGATGCCCCTCGGGGCAACCCCCTCCAAAGTGGTCCTCGCCGCCCGCATCAGGCACGAGAGACGCCGCCAGGACAAGATCGACCTGGCGCTGGCAACTGCCAATTTGGTCCTCGGCGGGTTCTCGAACAAGCCCGTGGACACCCTGAACGCGGTTCAGCACATGTTCACCGAGGACGAGATCCAACAAATCAAGGAGGACCGGAAGGAGCGCGAAGAGTATGCCGCACAGGCGGCGCAGATCGCGCGCCTGCGGGCAATGTTCCCATGACCGAGGAAGTCACAATCAAATTCGTAGTGGACGCCGAGGAGGCGTCCCGTCAGGCGGAAGGGCTCCGCACGGAGATGGCCCAGGTAGAGAGAGAGGCCACCCGTGCGACCCAAAACGTCGAGAAGGTCGGCAAGGAGGCATCTTCCACCGCCTCCGAGCTCTCCAAGATAGGGGCCGACCTGGGGAAGATCTCGCCGCAGATCGGAACCATCACCAAGAATGTCAATCAGTTATCACAGGCGCTCAAGAAGATGGGCGTCAGCTACGACGCGTTGAGCAGGAAGCGCCGCCAGAACGCCAGGAGGGGCTCCGGGGGCGCGGGAGCGGGCGCGGACGTATTGGACGTCGGCCACACCGTCGGCGCGTCAGGAAGGGCCGTCACGGCGTCCCGCGTGGGCGCTGTCGGGAAGATAGCGGGGGTCGCATCCATCGCCGCCATCGGGGCGTCATTGTTCGGAGCCATCACCGGGTCCGGCTCCAAGCTGGCCGGGTTCGACAAGCTCAACACCCTCGGGGACCCGTCGGTCCTCGACGGCCTTCTCCCGGAGGCGGAGAAGATCCAGGACGAGACCAAGGGCATGAACGAATCCCTCGGAGCCATATCCGCCTCCGTCGCAGCCATCAGCACGGCGGTCAACAAGATCGCCGAGAATCCCGGCAACACCAGGATCACCATCGAGAATCCCGCCGAGGTCCCTCTCCGCTGGATCGTGGACGACAGGTCCGAGCAGACCGTGAAGGAGCGCAGGGCGGAGATCGAGAAGGACGTCCTGACCGACTGGACCCTGATCCCGGAGATCGACCTGTCCAAGAAGAAGAAGATCGACGACCAGCGCGAGGCATGGGCCGAGCCCGTGACCTTCGCCGTGGACCCCGAGCTCGGGGGACTGTCCGAGATCGAGGCCACCCGCCAGAGGCTCGCAGAGACCATATCCTACCTCATCACCGCCCAGATGGACGGCACGGAGGAGCAGGTCGAGAAGGTCCGGAAGGAGCTCGCCAAGAACATCGTCGTGTCCATCGGGTTCGACGTGGACGCCGCCGGGGTGCTGGAGCCGACCATCTCCGATGCGCAGCTCCTCGACGCCATCCTGGACGCCGCACTGGTCGATCTGAAAGCGCAGAGCTCCACGGCATTGGACGGCACGGTCTCCGACGCCATGCTCATAGACTCGATCCTGGACAAGGCGCTGGTCGACCTGAAGGCGCAGTCCTCCGTGGCGCTCGACAGCGCCATCAGCGACGCCAGGCTTATCGACTCCATACTCGACAGGTCTGCCGACGACCTCGCGACGAGCTCGCAGACCGCCCTGGATGCCCTCATAGCGGACGCCTACGTGCTGGACGCCGTCCTGGACGGGTCGATGGACGAGCTCTCCCTGGAGGCGTCCACGGCCCTCTCCGTGGCCCTCCGTCATGCGATGGAGATAGACTCCGTGCTCGACGGAGCTATGGACGAGCTCTCCGAGGAGTCCAAGATGGCGATCAAGACCGCCCTAGCCCACGCCAAGACTCTGACCCTCCTCCTGGACTCCGCGATGGACGTCCTCACCGAGGAGAGCGGGCAGGCATTGAAGGGGGCGCTGAACGACGCCCTCACCCTCCAGGCCGTCCTGGACGCCGCATCGGACGAGCTCACGACCGAGGCGGAGATGGGCGTCAAGATGGCCGTCGGCCATGCCATGCTCCTCCAGAGCTACCTCAACAGCGCAGCCGACGAGCTCTCCGAGGAGGCGGGCAACGCCCTGAAGGGCGCACTGTACGACGCGCTGGCCGTCAAGATGTACCTCGACAGTGCGATGGACGACTCCATCAGCGACGCCGAGATAGTCCAGCAGATCATATCCATGTGGGGGCAGACCGAGTCCGGATCCGTGAGCGACCTGTTCCGCCAGGCGTTCGTCGACGCCCTGACCGGGTCCCTGGCGGTCGGGGAGTCCATCGACTCCTGGGGACGCTCGGAGGACGGCATAGCCAAGACCTTCTCCGAGGCGTTCACCTTCGCCCTCCAAGCCTCCGGGATCGTGGGCGACTCCGTGGGCAGATGGGGGAGCGGGCTCGACGAGTACCTCGTGGGCCTGTTCTCCGGGACCCTCCAGCTCGCCGACCAGGTGAACAACGTCGTCGACAACTGGTTCGACGGCGGCACGGCCAGCGTCATCAGCGCCGTGGCGTCCACCTTCGAGGACATCATCTCGAGCGCGGACGTGGCGGGGGCGGTCATCAACGGCTGGTTCCCCACCGGGTTCGGATCCAACGCCATCGCGGCCATGAGGGACCTCTACAACTACGCAGTCGCAACGGCGCAGGTCGTGGCCGAGATGAACGGCACGTCAGCCTCCATCCCCGGAGCCCCGGCGGTCAGCAGCTCCGGAACGTCGGCGACCTCCAGGGTGTCGGCCTCTTCCATCGCCAGGGCGACGGGGTCCTCCAGGTCGTACAGCCTCACCGAGACCGTGGACAGGCTGGCCCAGGCGGCGCAGGGCTCCACATTGTACGGCACTGACGGCGGCCTATCGAAGATGGTCAAGGAGCTCCTGAAGGAGAACAGCGAGGACTACGTCACGACCGCGCTCGTATCCGCGGGGGTGAGCTCGTCCGCTGCGACCAATCTCATCAGGTACGCCAACGGCGAGATCGGGACCATAGCCTACCAGAACGCCATGAACGTCATCAGGAACAACGGCGGGATCGTCACCGGGGAGAGCTACGGGGAGAAGGCCAGGAACCTCGGGTACGATGTCAAGGAGTTCACACAGGAGCAGTACGAGAGGGCGTCCGACCTCATGATGGAGGCCCTGCTCAACCCGACCGCGTCCAACGTGAACGCCCTCGAGGCATACGCCAGGTCCTTCGTCAACACGATCACGGCGGAATCCTACGCCCATTACGGCACATCGAAATACGGCGCTGGCTACGAGCTCATAGATCAGGTGGCCTCGGAGCTCGGTCTCACCAACTCCGAGCTCATAGGATCGCTGAAGGCCAGGGTCGAGAAGGACTACGACTCCCCGAACGGGGTGGAGCTGGCCGACACCATCGGCAGGCTCATTGCCAGCGACTCCAAGGCATCGGAGTACCTCGCAGAGTACACTAAAAATTGGAAGACCATGAACGTCGCAGGCCAGCAGGTCAAGGGCCTGGACGAGCTCGGGGACGGGACCGGGTATTGGGTGGTCAACCCTAACGGCGAGCTCCAGTACATCACAGGAGGGGAGCTGGCCCATCAGAAATACAGCGGCGGAAGGTTCTACACCGACCCCAACGCGATCATCCACAACCCCAGGCAGTCGACGTTCTCCATCGACGAGAGCACGCTGGACCATGTCGCCGGGACCGATTATTACAAGAGCACGGTGGACGGGAAAATCTACTACAAGTACGCCGGGGGCTACATCGAGCAGAAGGGCATCGACTTCGACCCCGACAGGGCCAGGGCCATCGAGGGGGAGAGGGGAGGACGCATCCAGCCCGTCGAGCTCGACACTGGGGGCTACGTAGTCACCGGAGCCGACGGCCAGCCCGTGTACGTCCCGTATGGGTCCTCCATCTACGAGGACAGCTCCGGACACATCTATTCCATCCCCGACATCCAGACCGACGGGAATAACACGTGGTATCTGGACGAGAACAATCAGAAGGTCATGACGGGGACCATCGCGGACCCCGATTGGGGGGTCTACAAGGGAGGAAGGAACTCGGGGGTCCTTCCGAGCACCGGGCTCGCCAACGTCGACCTGAACGGCCTCCAGGAGTCCATCATCCAGCAGGTAGTCAGCGACGTCGAGGAGAACATCGGGGGCAAGTCGTGGAAGTTCAAGCCCTTCCCGGGAGGGACGAGCCAGAGCCAGATAGACATGCTCTCCGAAGCGGCCGAGAACATCTACAACAAGCATGTGGAGACCCTGTCCGAGGATCTCCTCCTCGCCGCGATGGCAGGACCTGCCGCAGCCGCCGCAGGGGTGGCAGCAGCCGACATAGCCGCGATGGCCGCAGCATCGGGGGCGGCATCCGCGACCGCCGCAGGGACCGCCACGGCCACCGGAGCGGGCGGAGGAGGAATCGTATCGACCATCGGCTCCGCAGCGTCGAGCACCCTCCTCGGGACCATCCTCGGAGGCATGGGCGGGTCGACCGCCGGGGCCGTCGGTATCGGCGGGGCCACGATCCTCGCCGGGCTAATCGCCGGGAACGAGCTCGGACTCTCCGGGCCCGCGGGCAACTGGTTAAAGGGCCTACTTGCCGGGGACAGCGACGAGAAGAAGGAGGACAAGGTCGAGACCATCTCGGGCTACAACTCGCAGGAGGAGTACGAGCAGGCCGTCCAGAAGGCCATCAAATCCGCCGTCGAGGAGGTCACGATCAACAACGTCGGACGCCTCATCGTGGCGAAGGATCCCAACGACCCCGAGGCGGGCAATTGGGTGTTCGCCTACAAGACGCAGGCCGACGTGGACAACATCGAGCGCGATCTTTTCGAGGCGTCGCGTCTCGGACCGACGGCGCAGCAGGCGTACCTGGAGAACATGGAGCGCATCTACCACTACGCCATAGGGGGCGTGTTCCAGCCCAACAAGCCCCAGCTCGCGATCCTGGGGGACAACAGGAACGAGCCCGAGGTGGCAGCGCCCTACTCCCTCATCGTCCAGGCCGTCACCGACGCGCTCCGCATGGCCTCGCCCATGTCGGGCGGAGGAGCGGACGACCACATCACCATCGACATCCCCGTGACGCTGGACGGGAGGGTCATCGCCAGGGCCACTTATGATTATCTGAAGAATGAGGAGAGGAGACGCAACGGGAGCGTGGTAGCATGACCGCAGTTTTGATTATCGAGGGTATGAGCATGCCCGCCCCGGCATACCGGGGATACACCACAAGGAAGGAGGAGCTGGTCAAGGCCGCCCGTAACGTCGGGAACATCGTGGAGATCACCGCCACCAAGATCATCTACGGGGCCGACGCGGGGAACTTGGTCAAGCATCATCTGAACTGGAAGTACACCATAGACGTCAAGTGGGTGGGCCTCTCCCCTACGGAGAAGAACAAGATAATGACCATGACCGGGGGCGAGAAATTCAGCGTCACTTTCCTGGACATGGACACGAACAAGTACGAGACCGCCCAGATGTACCGCGGAACAGGGCAGACCATCACCGGATGGGGGAAGTTCACCTCCACCGAGAACGGCGGCTACTTCGAGCACTACGATGTCAGTCTGTCCCTCGTGGAGCTCTGATAGCATGTACTCGACACCGACAGGCTACGATGTAGTTGCCCGCAACGGGTTCATCGGAGACCAGCAGATCCTCCGCCAGGAGAGCATCTTCATGTCGATGGGTATCGACATCGATAACACCGCCGCCGACGACATCACCGCCTTCACGGGCTCCGGGCTCCCCATGAGCAACACCGAGGAGCTGGTGGACGCGGTCTACGAGATCGACCAGGTCTACGCCACCTATGAGGGCGACGGCATCCCGACGGCATCCTCCGCGGGCATGCTGGTCCCCCCTCTCGCCGCCAACAACTCCGTGAGGACGGGCTGGTGGTCCTCCGGGATCAGCGACGCATCGGGAGCGATCACCGCCAGCCTGGCGGTCACGCTCTCCCAGGCGCACACGTCCGCCCTGACCATCTACCTCGACGGGCCCAACGTCACCGCGGGGTCGGTGGTCTTCTCGAACAACGGAGTGACCGAGGAGGTCGCCCTGCGCTGCCACATGGGGCTGGCCGTCGCGCCCGGCAACCACGAGTTCGATGCGCTGGTCATCAACATCACCGCGATAGACAAGCCGTACCACCATGCCAGGATCGTCGAGATAGAGTTCGGCGACTCCATGACCATCGGTACGTCCATCCTGACCAACCAGGTCACTTTCATCGACGAGATCGACCCCCTGGGGCAGGGTATCCCGATGCAGGAGCTGGACTTCGACCTCATCAACGTCGACGGATCCTACGACGAGGACAACCCGGACACCCTCTCCACCAGGCTCACCATCGGCAATCCCATCAATCTGTCCTACACCCTCTACGGGAACGGCAGGAAGTTCACCGTCCCGATGGGGAGGTTCCTGATCGCGGACAAGCGCGCTACGGAGAAGACCGTCAGGGTGACGGCCTACGACGTGCGCTGGAGCCTGTCCAGGATGTATAACGAATGGAGCATCGACACGTCCGAGGACCTCGGGACGTCCATCCACAGGATCCTCTCCGCCGTGGAGATCGGGCATCTGGTGGACGCGAGCGTGTCGGAGATATACCCGACGGCATCGTACAGCTTCACGGACTCCACGAGCATCCTGGACGACCTCCAGAGGGTCGCCGAGGCGTATGGGCTGACCGTCACGCCGAACAGGAACGGGACCATCATCATCGGCACGGAGTACGCCGAGGACGACTACGGAGAGCTCCCGCCGCACATCCAGTTCTCCTGGCCGGAGTCGTCCCTCATGCACCGCTACAACTACATCGTGGTATCGTACAGCGGCGGCCAGGTCTCCACCGACCTCCGCAGCGGAGTCAACACCGAGAGGATCGTGCTAAGCGTCAGCAACCCGCTCATAGCCACCCAGGCGCACGCGCAGGCGGTCATGGCGAGGGTGATCTCCAGGCTCTACTCCAAGGCCGTCTCGGTGCAGTGGGCGGGGGACCCGGCGATAGATCTGTACGATTCCATCGACGTGTACTCCATGTGGACCCTCAACCAGACACCCACGACGTACCGGGTGGTCAAGCGCGAGCTGGTCTTCGACGGCATGCTGAAGGAGACCGCCACGCTGGTGAACGCCAACTGACGCCTTCGCCATCATCCTTTATTAACGCTGTTAATGGTTGATAGGGCATGAACGACCGCATCTGTCCGTACTGCCATAAATCGTTCTCGATGTTCGGGATCGACTACTACGAGAAGCACGTGGCGAGATGCCGGAAGAAGCTCACCCGCTACACCTACTCCGACAGGAAGCCCGGCAGACCGCCCGGGAAGGACAAGCGCGTATAAGAAAAAATCCAGCAATTTCGTTAAAAACCGACCCGGAATGATGAAAGAACGAGGTAAAATCATGGCAGATAATGACGCAATGACCTCAATGTCGGAGTCGATGGCCGACATGTCCTCTTACCAGAGATGGGAGCATGGCATGCTGGAGGACATCGGCCACGACACCGACGCAATCATAAGAATGGAGGGTAACAGATCCATGGCAGAATCGTATGATAACGGCTTTTTGACTGGAATGTTGGCTAACAAGAGCGTGGATCCCTCGCTCATAGCCATGCTGGACAACAACAAGGGCGCGTTCGGAGGGGACGGAGGACTCCTGTTCCTCCTGTTCCTCGTGATCCTCATGGGGGGCAACCTCGGAGGATACGGGGGCGGGAACGTGGACAGGACCGTAATCAATGAGGGCAACTTCAACCAGCTCATGAACGCAGTGAGTCAGTCCGGACAGAACCAGTCCGCGGCGATCCAGACACTTGCGAACAACCTGAACGTCGACGTCTCGCAGATCACCAGCGCCCTCGCAGGCGTGGACAAGGCCCTCGCCGTGTCCAACGGAGACCTGAAGTCGGCCATCCAATCCTGCTGCTGCAACATCCGCACCGAGATCCAGGCGACGGCCAACGCCACCCAGCTCGAGATCGAGCGCGGGTTCAACGCCATCCAGAACCAGAACAGCCAGATCGCGTTCGCCGCCCAGGACAACGCGAACCGCAACGCACAGAGCATCCTTAACGCCCTCACGCAGCAGACTGCGATGATCCAGTCGGAGTTCTGCACTCTTCGCAACCGCGAGGATGCCAAGACCATCCAGGACCTCCGCGACAAGCTCGCGGAGCAGAGGGACGCCGCCAACACGCAGCTCATCCTGACCGCATTGGCGAACAAGGACACTATCGGATGGTCCGGGACCATTGACGGCACCAATGTCAGCGGAACCGGCTCCCTGTCCTGACTCCAGGAACCCACAATCGCCGAGCTATACGAACAATTCAACCACTAACCTCAACTCCAAACCCCTTAATCTAAGGTGATTAGATGGCATACGAGAACATACTCAAAGCGCTCGGACGCTCTGGCGAAGGGCTAAGCCAGCAGCAGCAATCGGACAATTACCGCGCATTCTCCGAGATAATGCGCGAGGGGGTCTACATCCCCGACATGATCTCGCAGATAGACTCCTTGAAGGCCCGTGTGGAGGCCCTGGAGCATCCGAATCCAGTGGATGCGGAGCTGTTCACGGTCATGGAGTCCACGGTGAGGGAGGACACGGACGTGAGGACGGCGAAGGACAAGCTGGCGACGGCGAAAACGAGGGTGATCAGCGAATTGTGCATGAAGGACACGGATTATCGCAGATTGTTCGAGGAATACCGTACATTGGTGCATACCAAGTACGTCGAGAGGAACGAGCGCAACAAGGGGGTGGCGTGATGGCTACTGGTAGCACTAACGCTCAACGGCCAGTCGATGCGGTCCCGACCGTGGGCAGTCAGAATCCCGTGTCATCGGGAGGGGTGG